AGGTAGTCCATATCTTGGTCTAAGATAAAATCTATGACCTCAATGTTACCTTGTTTATAATGGTTAGGATTTATTTTATCTTCGTCCATTTCTTTAGTTCCTTAATTTCTTTAGTTGAAAATATTTTGATGTCATACTTTTCACACCATTTCCTGTAAGTAATTTTATTACCCTTAGCTACTTTGGAGTCGGGGCGGGGCATCAGAAATATTAACTCTTTGCCTTCAAATCTCATCTGTTCAGCAATTGATTTATACTTCTGTCTATCCCCACTCCGAAAGAACCCTTTAACTTCTATGTGGTACTTGCCTTTAACGAAATCAGGCGTATAGTTTTTACGGATAGTATAGGCTATCCTACAAGGTTCATACTTCCATTCCTTACCAAGAGCTTCGGAACATTCTTTCTCTAATTTACTTCTGAATTTCAATGCCATCTGCATCAACCTCCAATACATTAGGATCTTTAGCGACATATGTCAGATACCTAGGTCCATTAGAGTAAATAAAAGTTCTTAAGCTCGGCCAACACTCACGCTTGTAGGCGCAATAACTACAACCTACAGGCAGTTTCATATTCCCTGACTTACCATCAGGTATATGTCCATAACATCTCGTAGGGGGGGTTTCAGATTCAACTACTTTCTTTATATTTTTAATTCTTTCTTCTATAGAGAAAAAGTTTAACTTCGACCAGTACCATTGAGACTCATCAGCCATATCATATTTTAGATATGTAAGATGTCCATTAGTCTTATCCATAACTAACCAACCTACATCTGTCACACCCTCAGAATGAGCATAGCCTTTTATTTGATCTACATATCCAAAAGGATCATTGTCTATTAATGAACCATCTTTGAATTTTTTAAAACCATAAGGAGATGCTGATTTAACATCTGTTAATACACCATCTATCTTACAGTCCATAGATCCTTTGATACCGCCAACTTCCGCTTTCTTCTGTTCATCTGTCACATCGTGACCCGAAAGTTTAGTAAGGGCTAGTACCATCTCTTCAATCAAGTGACCATATAGAAACTTGATTCTTGTATGGGGCATAAGTTTTTCACCCTCATAGCCATTATAAGAATACCACAACTGTCTATCTTTCTTACCTATATTAGACATACGGAGCTTGCGTCTATCAAACTCGTGCTCTGTGATATTATCTCTCAATATCTGCTTCATATTCTCACCGAAGTCATTTATTACTTGTTCAATAGGTACACCATCAGGAATTTCCTTGGTGTCTATCATACGATATATATCGTCTACTAATGTGTCTGTTGCCACGTTTCACCTACCTTATATTCACCGTCCAAAGGACAGTTCAGTTTAAAAGACTTACCTGCTTGTACTATAGACCCTACCGCTAGATCACCGAAAAAGTCTGCTTGGTCTTCCCTGACCTCACATTGAAATTCATCGTGTACATTCAAAACAAATTTATAGTCTATACTATATTGTTTTGCGTAACTATCTAGCAATATCAACGCTTTCTTCATAATCACCGCACCGGCACTCTGTAGTAGAGTGTTTAGTGCTGAGTGTTGTGAGCGTATATGTAGCTTACGTCCATCTAATCCAGTAACCCAACCTTTCTCGCTAGATTGAGATACCTTCTCTCGCAGTTGTTTTAGTGCAGGAGTATTATCAAGAAAGTTCTTCTTAAGAGCTCTCCCGTGCCCTGCTCCTCCTCCGGAAACCTCACCAATCTTACTATCGCCCGCTCCATATAGAAATGCATAGATAAAAGTCTTAGCTTGATCTCTAGTTTGTAGCCCTGCTGACTTCTGATTAGCAGAATGAATGTCACCGTTAAGTATCTCATTAGTGTATTTATCATCATTCATATAGTGTGCGAGCATTCTAAGTTCTAGACCACTAGCATCACAACCAACCAACTTATATCCTTTTGGCACAGTCCATAAATCTCGACAGTCAGCACCGTAACCACCTTCAAAACCCCAAAGTATTTTACCGTCTTTTCCGTACTTAGTCGCAGGGACTTGAGCACAGTTAGGGTTAGAGTGTGTCATCCTACCAGTCACAGCTCCGCAAGGATTTACTCTTCCGTGTACTCGACCAGTACGATCATTAATAGCATCAACCCAACTCTTAACCATAGCAACACGCTTAGTAATAGTTAAATAATCTACGATCAACTGAGCTTCCGGTATCTTTACAGATTTAAGAACCTTCTCGTCTACGATAGGATTACCCTTATCAGTAAATGATTTAGGCTTCCAACCAAAGTGTTGTAGATACTTAGCTATCTGTTGACGGGAGCCTAAGTTAAACTCAGGATAATCAAAGTAGCCCCACTTCTTATAACCCCAGTCATTATCTATATCAACTATCTCATCACCCTCATCTAACCAATGAGCGCCTTTGTCTAGCTGAGCTTGATACCTTTTAGATATACTACCATCCTTGTTGTGAGTCTTATCACCGGGATGTGGTAAGTCTACCCACACAGGCAGAGGTTTAAATCTCTCGTGCACCTCGTCCTCTATGTCTAACACTTTCTCTTTCATCTCAGCTAGTAGTTCATACGCACGTTCTTCATTAAGTATCATACCATTATCGGTCTGTTGCTTAATAATCTCAGCCGTTGTATGTTCTA